TTTTTTTTTTTTTTTTTTTTTTTTTTTTTTTTTGCAATGCTTTAAAACTACTGAAAGAAAAATAATATATAATCTACCAAACTAAAATTCAGGGCGCGTGTACACCCCTAATAAATTTAGGTCCTACTAAATTCACGTGTTTTATTCAAACTGTGCGTTCCAAACTGCATCTGTAATCTCATACTCATCCGGGAATCTTCTCCCAAGTTCTTTTGAATACAGGTTGAGTTCTTCACGAAATCTACCATAAAAGCTTTGTCCATGCATGTGGCATTCCACCAATGCAGTTTCCAGTTGTATTATTGTCTGTTCATCGTTATCCGGGCTGCGTCTAATCCAATTCGTATATTCATAGATCGTGTTCTCGTCAATCGGTGCCTTATATCTGTGCGGATAAAGATCACTCTTCACCCACTTCCGTTTGAGGAATTGCAGCTCATCTAACCGCTTGTCCTCGTGTTCTCCACTCTTCGTTGCTGGCGTAAGGTCGAAACCGTACTCTCCCAGAAATTGCGAAATGGCGCGTGTGTTATACCACTGTGCAGTGAATTCATTCATCGAAATGGTGAAATCATCCCCAAACACATTAAGCCAAATGTCACGTTTGAAGTCCCTATATCTAGGTACTATCCCGTTCTTCAAGGCCAGGTTGAAATATGCAATACTCAAATATTGAAATCCCACCATGGTGTTTATGACCACTGTCAATGGGTTCCCCGAAGGGTTCCCTTGAACTTTGTGATCCATCTTTCGTCGTAAAATTACGATCGAATGAATAAACTCGATGGCAAGAATTCTCAATGCGCGTTGATATTCCTTCTTCGTGAAGATAATCGTTTCACCTTGCAGGCGAACCTCATAATTATCTTGATTCGAATTACACACCCACCACTCATAGATTGCATCCATGCAATTTCTAATCAAGTCCGGATCCAAAGTTCCGTCATATGCTCCGTAATCCGCATCCCCATGGACTTGGCCTCGTGAGAGCATGTTGTGCGCAAGCGTACTCCAGTCGGGTCCCAAAGGATTGAGTCCCACTGATGAAAACGTGCGACCCCATGCTCCATACATGGCCGCCACGAAATGCATCGTCAGTGCTCGCACACAGATGATTTGATCCATCGGCCCAGCGGTAAACACTCGTGTTTTCACCGCTTCAATCTTTGCAAGGGGGCGCCTCTCATCTTTCAAACAATGCGCCCATACCCAGGGTGGTCTTTCTCCTCTCTTCAACATTGTGAGCTTATCTTTTACGACGCTCTTCAATTCATCATTCATCGAGAATTTCCCTTCCTGGTCTTCCACAAACCACCTTTTCTTACCTTTTCCCGGGGTTAATTTCCACGGCCACCCCGGCGATGTCGTAAGCTCCATCTTCTTATATCTGCCGCTCGTCTCTATACCATTGACGATTGTTGCTTCATCTATGAAATGTACCCATTCCCTCGTTTCAAAATTCTCAATCACATCCGTTATGAGATACTGGAGAGCAAGCTCTCTATCTCCCGGT